GGCTAATATATTTAGGGACTCCTTTGTTTAACGATCAAAATGCAGAAAACTTTTTAACTCGCAGATACCCAAGACTTTTGTTTTATGCCTGCATGTTAGAAGCAATGCCATTTTTAAAAGATGATGAACGGCTTGGGCAATTTGAGCAATTATATGCTAGCAGTCTTGATAATATTAATAAGGATAGCACAGCGCGTTATGTTGATAGAATTTCAGATAGAGGTAAAGAATAATTATGTTAAGTGAAGTTACAAAATTTGATTTTTTAATAAAAGAATTTTTTAGGGCTCAGTCTGCTGGTAATAAGCAAGCAGAAAATTATTATCAATTAGAACTAATGTCTCATAGACAAAGTGATCTGGGGAGTTTATCAAATAAATATACTAAACTTGGACAGCATGGTTCTGGAAACCACAAATATGAAGAAAAAAAGATAAACGAAAAATATGATTTCTTTTTACTACAAACCATACCAAAAACTATTGATGCTGTAACTCAGACTGATATTAGTTGTATTAAAGATTCAGAACTGATTGGTATTAGCGAATTATTTGCAGAGGAGGAATATTAGTCTTATGGCAGATTACATGTTTCCTCTTACCTACAAAGCCGGCCTTAATAGAGATGGATCAGCTTTTCAGCCTGAATATTGTAATGACGGGCAATGGATTAGGTTTAATGAAGGTAAGGTCAAAAAAATAGGTGGAGTTATTAGCCCAGGGAGGCTAGGTATTTATAATTACGAGAAGGTAAAATCTATTACGCTGCTTCCTAATCATGATGCAGATAAAATCAATGTATATTTAGCCTCCGAGCAGAAAATCTTTACCTTTACAGTCAATCAGGATTTTACCAATAAATCTGAGGTTACTCAAATTAAAAGTTTTGCCCCAAGTTCTTCTAGAATGTTCCAAGCTGGTGTAGTAATCGACGATAATGTAAAGAAAATACTGTTTTTAGAGACTTATAACGCACAAAACATAGCTCAAACAGCCAAATGCAAACTATATCAGGTCAATATTGCAAATAATGCTATTACTGAAGTCAATCAAACTAGCTTTAATAACCAAGTAAGCGGTGGTATGTGTTATGCTGCTCCGCATTTATTTCTTTATGGTGAGAATGGTTATGTACAATATAGCAAAGCCGGTAATCCTTTAAACTTTATAGAACAAGACGGGGCAGGGAGTCAAACTATTTCAAATGACAAAGTAATATATGCAGCGCCCATTCGGGGTGGTTCTAATTCACCATCACTATTATTTTGGACATTATCGAAAGTAGTCAGGCTTACAAATACATCAGAGGGAGAGCAGGTTGAATTGCAGCGTGATGTAATATCCAATAGTTCCTCTATTTTATCATCAAGAGCAGTTGCTGAATATGATGGCTTATTTTTCTGGATAGGAACTGATAGATTCTTTGTTTATAACGGCGTTGTCCAGGAAATGGTCAATACCGCTTCGATCAATTACTTCTTTGATAATCTGGACATGAAGAATCGCCAGCTAGTTTTTAGCGTCATAAATCCACGCTTTGGAGAAATATGGTGGTTTTATCCTGAAAAAGGTCAAGATCAGCATAATGTTAAAAATACCAGAGCTTTAATATACAATAAGCGTGAGAACTCTTGGTATGATACTGCCTTGAGCAGAGATTGCGGCATATTCTCAGGTGATTTTGGCTTTATGGCAACTTATGGCTATAGCTTTCAAGGTGATAACTTGAATAAATATCTCTGGAAGCATGAAGTAGGCGAGAAAGAAATCGCTGGAGAAGAGATAGATGCTTCAATTATGTCTTCAATTACTACGCCGTTTATTTCGCAAGCTGCTTTTAATTCTAAAGATCCAATGAGTGGTATTGATAGATTTTTAGAATTGCGTCGTATAGAACCTGATTTTGTTATGAACGATAGCTCTAAAGAGATACAGGTTAGGATAAATACTAAGAGATATGCCCAGAGTGCTTTAACTAGTTCTGATCCTATTACTTTTACAGGCGAAACTGAGAGAATAGATACTAGGCAGCAAGGAAGAGCTATGTCTTTAACTTTTTCATCGGATCATGATTTTAGGATGGGAAATATTATGCTTCAGCTTGCAAGCGGGGATGGAAATTAGATGATAGTATGGCCTGAATATATTGATATCAAGGACTGGGCAGCAAATTTAGTACATGATTATCCTGATGAATACTTGCCTATACTTGAAGATGCAGACAAATGGCAGGACTGGGCGTCTATAGTTGCAGGTACTGGAGTTTTTGCCAGAAATGAAATACCCGCACCTTTTTCCTTTGAATCAGGAGAGAAGAAGGAAGATTTTGGCAATTGGCAAGAATGGGCAAAAACAGTGTATAATTTAATGATGAGTAGTGAGGGTAAGGATGTTTAGTCAAATAGATAATATGCAAGAGGATGAAGATATGGAAGGATATAATCCATATATGGCAAATAATGCTCCTATAGTGCCAAATTATTATGCTGATGGTGGAATGGTAGAAAATGAAGCAATGTCGCCTCTCATCGCTCTTATGGGACAAGAGGGGATAGATAAAAATTCTACTAAGGAAAAAAATAAAAAATTACAATCCAATAATAATCCATATCCATCGCTTGCAGAAATGATACGCCAGCAAGGTGAAGGTGAGGATACAGTTCTTGCTCATATTAATCCTATTGAGGCTGAGATGCTCAAAGTAATGAATGGTGGCAAGATTAATCCAGTAACTGGATTGCCTCAATTTGGGCTACTTTCTAATCCTAAGAAATGGTTTAAATCTGTAGCTGGACCTGCTGCAGGGGCAATTTTGGGTAACATGATATTACCTGGCATTGGCGGAGTTATCGGTGGTGCTTTTGGTGGAGCTGCTGGCTCTATGGTACGCGGTCGTAATGATATGGGACAATCTATGCTCCGCGGCGGGGCAATGGGCGCTATGCTTCCTACTGCTGCAAGCCTTGCTGGAAGTGGTGCTAGTTCACTTGGAGCAAAAGGTCTAGGTGCTAGCTTAAGTAATTACGGAGCACAAAATGCAGTTTTACCATCAATTGGATTGGGAAGTTTGGGAAATAGTATAGGCAGCGCTTCTGCTGCTGGTGAAGTACCAGTTTCAGAAATAGTAAAACAGGAAGCGGCCAAGACGGCGGCAACTGAATCTGCAAAACAAGCAGCAGAGAAATCATTTACTGATATGCTTATGGATAATAGTAAAAACTTCTTCAGCCAGCCTTCTAATTTACTTACTGCTGCTATTGTTGGTGGATCGCTGATGAATAGGCCAAAACCTCCAAAAGATAAATCACCTGAAGAATTAGCAGCAGATAGAAAACGTTATGAAATGGCATTAATGCTAACTCCAGAAGAACAAGCTGCTAGGGAAGCAGCGGACTTGGCTGCAGAACAATCAAGAAGACGTGTTGCTAGGAATAAGTTCCTGCCAGAAGAGCGGTTTAACATAGAGCCTTTGCATGTAAAAACCAACAGTCCTGAAGAATATAAGAAAAAAGGTCGCTGGCTTGAATATTATAATAACCCTGAATTTAGTGGTAATCCTGTCATGATGAAAGAAGGTGGGATGGCAAAACCTGAAATATCTTATGAAATGCAGGAAACGGATTACCCTTTGGGGCTTGGTATGTATATAAACGGTGAAACCAGCGGGCAAGCAGATAAGATTCCAGCTATGCTTTCTGATGGTGAATACGTAATACCTGCTGATGTACTTGCTCATTTAGGTGATGGTAATAATAATGCTGGAGCTAAAAAACTTAATGAAATGATTGGAAAAATACGAGGTAGTAAAGGCATGAAGAATGCTCTACCGCCGAAGTCTAAATCATTAACTGCTTATCTGGGGGTGTAAATTATGGCAACAGCAGAAGAATTATACGTATTAAATCACCCTGATGTATTTTTTAGAAGGTCTTTAAATCCTAGATTTGATGATGTTGGATTTTCCAGAGACTGGCTACAAAGAGGCGGTATCTATGACTACAATACAAAAGGAAAAAACCAGCAAGGAGGCCTTGGCAACACATTAGAAGGAATGCTTGAAAAAGGCTATAGCAGGCTTGCTGGGGACAGAGCAAGGCTTAGTGGTTTAAATTATCCAGCATATCAGGGCAAAACTCTTAGTCCCATGTCAGATCTTACTCAGAGAGCTAGAGGCTTGCAGGAATATTACGGGAGTAAGCCTACTCCATATTCTGATAAAATATCTTCAGTATTATCCCGTCCTACTGGTTTATCTGAAAATAGCATTGCTGGATTACTAGAGAGAGCAGGTGGCAGGCAAAGAGATTACGGAAGTTCCTTGCTCGGGCACTTACAAAAAGAATTTAGGTCATCTTATGATGATAGAGCGAATCGATTCCAAAGAAAAAATGATCAGGATATTAATAGGGGGCTTGGGGAGTTTCGAGGTAAACTCGGTGATATAAGCACATTAAGCAGTAATCTTGACCAAAGTAGCAATCAGGCTACTGCTAAAGCTCTGCAAGGTTTATCTGGACAAAAGCAAGCAAGGCGTAATTTGCTTATCGATAATTTAGATCAGTTCGGCAGGCAAAAACATGCACTTGCTAATTTAGGGCTGCAAGCTGATAAAGCGGCTTTTGATCAGGAAGTTCAAGCCCCTTATGAAAAAGCCAACAGATTAGAGGAAGTTTTAAATAGAGGCAATAATGCTGTAAGAGGTGAAATCCACCCTGATTTAGAAGGCTCTATGGCAAACCAAATAAATCAGGCTATGGCTGCTTATAACGCGCCTAATCAAAAATATACTGGTGAGATGATAGCAGGTAGTAATCCAGAGCTTGATACCTCGCAAGAACTTATGGGAGGACTTAGCTCTAAATTTAGAGATAGTTTTTATCCTGAGAGGAAAGAACTTACAGGCAGGTTAAGTAATGCTGATACAAGCGTAAGCGGTCTAGCACTGGATAAAGTACCAGATGCTATTCGTGGTCAAATAGACCAGCTAGAATATGCAGGGAAAAAACATCTTAAATCTGAGCTAGGTACGCTTTCTAATAAATACACTCGGCTTGGTCAATATGGCTCACCTCAGCATATGAAAATGGCAGAAGAAAGAGCCAGAGAACTTAATCAGGCAACCTTAGAGCAACGTAATAAACTCACTGAAGGTGGTCTTAAAAACCAATTACAAATGCAGCATCAATCTAATATAGGTGATATTAAACAACTAGGTATGCTTGGTGATTTAGGTCAGCAGGAATTCGGTGATGGTATCAAGAATATTAGAGACCTAAATAGGCTCGGTTCAACCAAATGGCAAAATAAACAAGCTGAAAATGAAGAGCTTTATAAAAACTACATGAATGAATCTATGTGGGCATGGCCTCATATGCGAGGTCAGGCTATGCGCAGTGGGAGAACTGGGGCGTTTTCTGATGTGTTTAATACCATGCAAAATAATAATATTAGCTTAGAGAATTTAGCTAACCTGAATACTAATTACCAAGAAATAGAAAGGGAAAGAGATAATTATCGAACTCAAGTAGGTAATCAAGCCAATCAATATCAAGGACAGTTAAATAATTTACAATCTATTATTGATACACAAAGACGTGAATTAGCATTGCGTAATCAACGACAACAAGAACAGGAAAGACTAGCAAGAGACAGGCAGCAAGCCGCAGAACGAGAAAGGCAGAGACAAGAAAATGTTCGTAGAGAACAGGAAAGGTTAACAACATTATTTAACAATCAATATAATAATACAAGAAATGATAGCGAAAGATTGAGACTTCTTGGTTATAACCATATACAGAGATTAGAGCCTGGCAGAGATTTATGGAGAAATTATAACAATTCTGATTTTATACATACGCACGAAGGCATGCAGCTACCTCCGCGACCTTCTAATTTAGCTTCTTTGAACTTATAAAAGGTTTGGTCAAGGTAGTATCTAAACTCAATCCTGGTGATCAATTATTGAAAAATCATGAGAGGAGTCGCCCATTAATTGGGCTTGCGCTCCTCCTAATATTGGCTGGCCTTGTACGTTTAATATAGGTTCACCTTGTGAAATATGCATTTGACTTATGTTTTGCGAATGATTTGGTACAATAATAGATTCAACTGTTTGCATTGCATTAAGATTTACTTGCTCTACAACTTCCGATTCTTGATGATGGGCTTGTGGATTTAAGTCTAAACTAGAAATTTCTGAAGAAACAAAATTATTCTGTGAAGCAATTAATTTTAACGACTCTTGCAGGCCTTGTATCTGACCATTTTTTTCACTTAACATTTTTTCTAATAAATGGATACGTTCTATAGAGCTACTTTCTATATTTTGTTTTTGCTCGCTCACACTCAATAAGTCGGCTTTTTGTTTTTCTATAACGGTCTTTAATTCTTTGTTTTGAGACTTCAAACTTACCACTTCTTCAGAAGTTTTATTAAAAAGATCAAGAATGTTTTTATGATTATTTTGTACAGAAGCTAATTGGTTGTTTTTTATTTGTAGCTCTTGTTTTAAGTTTTTAACTTCATTCTGAAGCTCTGTTTCACGACCTTCTCTTTGAGCAAAGATGCTAGCTTGATAAGGTTGATTTTGTGAATTTTGTACCCTAGCATTGCTCGCTTGCGCTGCATGTAAAGATGTAAATTGTGCTTTCATATTTAAATACTTTTTCTAATTCCAAGGATTACTCCATGAATACCATAACGTCTATATTGCACGTTGTCTATTCCGTTTATTTTTTGAGGTTTGTTATAACCTAGATTAAAATAATTATAAGAAAGTTCGGCTGTATAATCAGCTGACATTTTGTATTCTGTACCTAGCGTTATTTTATAAGCAATACGATTTACTCTTTTACTTTTGACAGTATCAAGGGGATAATGATCAGCGTTCGATACAGCATAACCAGTGGCCTTTTCTTGTAACGTAGAAATACCAATACCGCCTCCTACAAAAGGTGTAAAGTTTTTCCAGTGGCAAATATCTTTATACCCATTTAAGAAAAACGCATGTGCTTTTGTTTTGCTTTCTATATTGAATTTATTATCAAATTTATCAGTTGTTTTTTCTTTTGAGTGGAATAAAAAGTAATAGTCAAAAACTCCTTCTCCTCGCACGCCTTCGGCAAATTTATAGCCAGCACCAACCTCTATTAATGGAAAAGCATGAGATACTTTTATTTTACCTTTATATTCATCATCTCTTATCTGAAAAGGATTTATAGTATTTAGTCCAGTGCCACCTTTTACATAAAATTGGTTTTCCGAAGCTTTTGCTGTTTTGCTTGTTGTTATTATGTACGTTGCAGCTAAAAATGGTAATAAACCTAGTGGTATTAAAATGTATTTAAGGTATTTCATTATTATATCTCCGTAATTGTGATTGGATAAGTAGCTTCTACTTGTTTCTTCTTGAGTTTATAGATATCGGTTTTAAAGCCTTTTACGTCTTCAAAAGTAACTGTTCCGTCTGACCAGAATATTAAAAAGTCGCAAACGTATTTAATGCCGCCAGAGAGATGCAGAGGGGTTTGTCTTAAAAAAAATAGTATATCACCCGCTGATTTTAAAACTTGAAGCTCACAATAGCGTTTCTGCTCTTTTTTAGAGGCAAATTTTATTCCATTATACTCGCAAGGTTTTGCTTTGAATTTGTGACGTAGCATTTTGCAGTAGTATTTACTTAACTACTAATTATACCACATCTAGACGCTTTGGATTCTACAGCCTACTAAAATGGAACCAAGAAAGCTGTAGAATTCAAATAACCACTAAGAATCTTGAAGTAGCCTATACTTATGGGAAAGGTAATGATTAAGTAATTAATTAATCTGGCTACTTCATCTATCAATCTATCAGATGCATAATATTTTTGCAATCTGACTCACTATATTGACAGCATTATCTTTAAAATAAATAGTCCACAGACTTATTGACAATTTTGTGGATTATTTTCTTTGTAATTTATTGTAGTGTCTGTATATCTAGCAAGCCAATCAAGAATGTCATGTAATTCCAATTCAGGCTCACTATTTGTTAAACAAAAAATTAATGAGTCTTTATGAACTTTTGGCATCTCTTTACTTATTAACAGCGTCTTTCAATTTCTGCCCAACCTTAAATCTTGGTTGCTTATATGCTGCAATCTGCAAAACTTCACCAGTTCTAGGATTACGCCCAGGTCTTGCTGCAACATCCGCAACCGAGAAATTACCAAAGCCAACTAGCTGTATTTCGTTACCTTCAGCTAGTGCTGACATAATACTACTAGTAAAAATATCAATTACTTTATTAGCTTCGTCTTGCGGAATTATTAAGTTATGGATTGATCAATCAAAACAATTGTATTATAATATAGTTATAACAAATTTTGATTATCTATATGAACATTATACAAATATTTGAGAAATTTCCAACACAAAAAAGCTGCGTAAGACATTTAGAAAAAATGCGTTGGGGTGATACTCCAGTATGCGTTTATTGTAGCTCTACTAATACTAATCCACTTAATCAAGAAAATAGATTTAGACATTATTGCAATGGTTGTTGCAAAGCATTTTCAGTAACAGTAGGTACGATATTTCATGGAACACATATTCCATTACAAAAATGGTTCTTACTTATTAGCTTAATGCTTAATGCTAAAAAAGGTTTATCCTCTTGCCAAGCTGCACGTGATATTGAAGTAAGCCAAACAAGTACATGGTCAATGATGCACCGCATTAGAAAGGCAATGAAAGATGATAATAGCTTGCTTTCTGGCATTGTTGAAATGGATGAGACTTATATAGGCGGTAAACCTCGTAAGCAGAATAAAAAAGATGATGACGATAAAACGCCACCAGCACCAAGAGGTAGAGCCACAAATAAAACACCAGTTGTTGGTATGGTTGAGCGTGGTGGTAATGTGAAAGCTAAGTCTACATCTAAATTTGAACTAGCATTTAGAGATTTCCTAAAGTTTGTTAGAAAGAATATTGATATAGCGGCATCTATTCTAATAACTGATGAATACAAAGCCTATGACAAAATGAATAAAGTCTTGCCTCATTATTCCATCAATCACAGCAAAGAATATTCAAATAATGGAATACATACCAATTCAATTGAAGGCTTTTGGGCTATCCTAAAACGTGGCATTATGGGGCAATTTCACTGGGTATCGAAAAAGCATCTAGACTTATATATTGATGAGTTTTGTTATAGATATAATGCTAGAAATATTGAGAGTTTTATAACTTTTGATATGACTTTAAGTAATATGTTGAAATGTTAGTATTTCAGTTTAGATATAATTTTAATGCATTCATTTTTTAAAACATGACAAGGTGGAAAAGAGTTTTTAAATTCAAAAATCTCAGACTCTGAAATAATGCCAGATTCTTCCATGGCAGAAACTATACTATTATGAAATATACCATAGCTTTCATGTAATCCAGCTGTTTCATTATAGTTATTAAGTAACTTTTGGAGCTTTAAGCTTAATTCGTCTTTTGCTTTTTTGCTTTTGATTTCTTCTTCTAATTCGCAAACTCTTTTTGTTTGTTTTACACCAGTCGCAACAACTATAAAAAAACAAAAAATAGGAATGGCGTAGTATAGAGTATGCAAAGACAGTATTTTA